CCTTAAGTGAGATGGGCGGCAACAAACTACAAAGGAAATGTGATGAAACGCGTCATTGAATATTTTCTCAATCATGAGAACGAGTTTCTCGAATGCTTCATTGCTGCGGTTGGGATTCTTGGCATGGTTCTGTTTATTTCTGGGAAATTGGGATGAGCGCATTTGAAAAAGTCGCACTGATCATGTTTTTCATTTATGTCATTTCTATTGAGGTGTCTGTATGTGTAGCGAATATAAGGTGAGAGTGCGCGTTTCTGCTCCCGATCCCTACGCTGGATTGCAAGGGCATGAATACATCAAGGCTCGCGGATTGTCGCCACAGACAGCGATGGAAGGCACGCGCCAAATGCGGCGCAAAGAGGATCAACTGCCGATCGTGCTGAACATCCTCGAAGGCTGGGACTTATGAACGGCTTCATGAGGTGCTTCAAGCGCAACCGGCGCCGCATGGGCTTGATCGCCGCAATTCGCAGATCGATTCATGACCTGCTTTACGGATTTTAACAAAGGGAGATTTTGAAATGAATGACATCGTAAATCAAAACGCCTTGGCCGTTCGCCAAGAATTCGGCAGCACCAGCACCACATTGGCGCTACAGGAAACAGCCTCCACAGCAGTTGCAGCCCAGGCAAAAGCAATGGTGGAAGCGCGCTATGTGATGGCGCTTCAACGTCCTCGCAATTGGGATCAGGTGCGCCAAGACTTGATGAAAGAATGCCGACGCCCTTCCTTCGCGCACAACAAGAGCGCGTATTACCGCAAGCCGATTGGTGCAGGCGTTGAAGGTCTTGGAATTCGCTTTGTCGAAGTTGCACTGCGTTGCATGAAAAATGTGCTGGTCGAAACGACCATGATCTTCGAGGACGAAGCCAAGGAAGTGCACCGCGTTTCAGTGACTGATCTGGAATCCAATCTCACCTACCCGCTCGATGTGCGCGTGTCGAAAACCGTCGAGCGCTCGAAGCCGATGGATGATGGCAGCTTTATTTCTGTCCGAAAGAATAGCTATAACAAGAACGTCTATACGGTACCCGCTAACGATGACGACCTGCTCAATAAACGCGCCGCACTGATTTCGAAGGCTATCCGTACATTGGGATTGCGCATCATCCCCGGTGATATGCAGGATGAGGCAGAAGAAATCATCAAGCATGTTCGACTCGATGAGGCTGCGCGTGATCCGGATGCCGAACGCAAGAAGATTGCCGACGCATTCGGCAGCATCGGCGTGAAGGTATCCGAGCTGGTCGAATATCTCGGCCATGCGCTCGATACGTGCTCGCCTGCCGAACTGGTTGATTTGCGCGGCATCTTCGGCGCCATCAAGGACGGTGAAGCCACATGGAAATCCGTTATGGAGAACAAGGCAGAGAATGGCAATGGTGGTGATGCAGGTAAGGGTGACAAGAAGCCATTGCCACCATGCACAGATGAGGATTTCGACAAAAACAAGGCTGAATGGCGTGAACTGATCGTCAGCAAGAAAAAAACGGTCAAGGCATTGCTTGCCATGATCAAGACCAAGTTCGCGTTGACCGAAGCGCAGGAACTCACGGTTGACAGCTGGGCACACGAAAACGAATAAAGGGGGAACGGCATGAACATATTGGATGTATCGCAAGGCACTGATGCTTGGCTTGAAATTCGCAAGTCACATGACACCGCATCCGAAGCACCTGCAGCACTTGGCCAATCGAAATACATGACGCGCGCCGCACTGCTGCACCAAAAGGCAACCGGCATGGCAGAAGAAGTTGACGGCTTCAAGCAATCGTTGTTCGACCGTGGACATGAAGCAGAATCCAATGCCAGACCAATAGCCGAACGGATCATCGGCGCGTCGCTTTATCCGGTCACAGCGTCGCTGCATATAGATGGACTAGACCTGCTCGCCAGCCTGGACGGCGCAACAATGAGCGAAGAGGTCATTTTTGAACACAAGCTATACAACGAAAACCTTGCCGCCGACGTGCGCACTGGCGCTCTTCACCCGCATTACACGATCCAACTTGACCAACAATTGCTGGTATCCGGCGCCAAGAAATGCCTGTTCATGACATCAGATGGCACAGAACAGAACATGGCATATTGCTGGTATGAGTCTGACCAATCAAAGTTCGATGCCCTGATTTCAGGATGGAGGCAATTTAAGGCTGACCTCGCCGCCTACGTTCCTAGTGCTGAAGCAGTAGAAGCTATCGGCCGCACACCGGACAATCTGCCGGCACTTCGAATCGAAGTTACTGGCATGGTCACGGCAAGCAATCTGCACGAATATAAGGATCACGCGCTTTCAGTATTCAAAGGCATCAATCGCGAACTGACCACGGATCAGCACTTCGCCGATGCAGAGAAGACAGTCAAATGGTGCGGTGATGTAGAAGATCGGATCGCGGCAGCAAAACAGCATGCATTGAGTCAAACGGCCACCATTGACGATCTATTCCGCACGCTGGACTCGATCAGCGCCGAGGCACGCGCAACGCGCCTGGAACTCGATAAGCTGGTCAAGGCACGCAAGGAAGCATTGCGCGAAGAAATCAGGCAAGGCGCCGTCAATGCGCTGCGCGATCACTATACCGCTGTCAATGCGGGTTTCTCGATGGGTATCACATTGCCAGTACCTGCATCATTTGGAAGTGACATAGCCACGGCCATGAAAGGGAAAAAGACGCTTGCCAGCTTACGCGATGCAGCCGATACGACGCTGGCTAATGCGAAGATCGAAGCCGACAAAATCGCCGATCGTGTGCGCAAGAATATCGACATCATGAAAAGTGCCGATGACCATTATTTTTTATTTCCAGATCTAACGCAATTAATCATTGGCAAAGAAACTGAAGTACTCGATCTGATGGTCAAATCGCGCATAAGCGAACACAAAGCAGCCGAGGCCAAGAAAGCCGAAGAACTGCGCGCGCGCATCGCAGAAGAGGAGCGCGCCAAAGCCGAAGCAAATGTAAAAGCAGAGCAAGAAATCTCTGCACCGCCGCATATTGCAAAGATTCATACGCCAGCAGCATGGCCTTTTCCTAGCACCGAATCTGCAAAGGCAACAGAGACACCGGCCACACCGCCAACTCTCACGCTTGGAAAAATCGGCACGCGCCTTGGATTCAATCTGACAGCCGATTTCCTGCGCTCGATAGGATTTGAACCAGCAGGCAAAGAACGTGCGGCAGTTCTGTACCACGAATCATCGTTCCCGCTTATTTGCGATGCCATGATTGATCGCATCCAGAAAGCGCAAAAGGGGTTGCAGCAAGCAGCTTAAAGTTACCCCCACCTGAACGGGGTTTTATTCATGTTCCGTAGCCGGGCGGTGATCAGGACGGCAAGATCAACAAGGCCGCCCATCCGTGCGATCCCTGTCCTCTTGCAGATGAAGCGGGTGGATTAGCGGCCTCACCAAATTTAACGAGTGGCAAAACAACCCAGGAGAATGTATGAAATCTTCAGCATCAGAAATACAACCGATCATCGGCACTTCAATGGCTGGCGGTTTTTATGCTGGCCGTATTGTGATCGAAGGCAAACATTACGCCCTTATCGTTGCACCAAAAGCGGAAGGCGAACACGCACCGATCAGGATGTTTAATGACTCGAAAGATGTTCCTGCCGCAGCATCATGGAACGATGGCCTCTCTAACACGAATGCCTTGGCCGAAGCTGGAAGCATTCTCGCCCAATGGGTTCGCGGCCTGCGTATCGGCGGCTTCGACGATTGGTATCTGCCGTCGGTAGACGAACTGGAAATCCTCTATCGAAATCTGAAACCGACATCAGATGAAAACTACGTCTACAACCGCTCCGGTTTGAATCTGTCGGCACTGGAACCGACACGTCCATACACTCCGACAGACCCGTCACAAACGCAAGCAGAGTTATTCAAGGCCGGTGGTGCTGAAGCATTCGATGATCGCTGGTACTGGTCATCTACCAAGCACGCTTCGGACTCTGATTTTGCTTGGGGCCAGTACTTCGGCAGTGGCGGCCAGAGTTACGTCAGCGTCGGCAGCAGCGACAGAGCCCGTGCCGTCCGCAGATTGCCAATTTAATTATTTATCTATTTAACAGGGGAAAAAATGACCACTATCACGCTTGAAGAGATCAAGGAAAAACACAGCAAACTTGCTGAAATGATTGCTGCATTCGAAGCACAAGCCAAGATCGCATCATCGTTTCCCATCACCATCGAACAACCGGTAGCCAAGAACGGTGAAAAATGGATCGGCACCATCATCAGCGCGGATGGCAGCAAGCGCTATCACCTTTTCCTTTTGCCTGAAGAGCGCGAAAGCATCAATTGGAAAGATGCAATGAGCTGGGCAAAATCGATTGGCGGCGAACTGCCAGACCGCACGGAATCTGCCCTTCTCTACTCGACTATGAAGGCTGAATTCAAAGAGGCTTGGTATTGGACACGCGAACCTCACGCTTCGGACTCTGGTTATGCTTGGGGCCAGTACGTCAGCCATGGCAACCGTTATTACCTCAGCGTCTACGTCATATACAGAGCCCGTGCCGTCCGCAGATTAGTCATTGAGTAATTCAGTTATTTAAAAGCATGGCACTACACACCCAACTGCCGATTTATAAGGTCGCATACGATCTTTTCAATTTTGTTCTGGACTTGGCAAAGAACATGCCGCGTGACTTCAAGGCATTGATCGGGACCAAGCTGCGTGACGAATGCACGGAGATCATGAATCTGATTTTCCGTGCCAATTGCGCGCAGGACAAATCGACACATCTTGTCGAATTGATCGAGCGACTGCAGGTGACGGAATTGTTTTTGCGTGTGTCGAGGGATAAAAGGTTGATCTCGACAATCCAGTACGCAAAAGCAGTTGAAATCACCAGCAATCTCGGCAAGCAGGCAAACGGGTGGCGTAGTGCAAAGGCAGCGCATTCGCCAGTTTCACAAAGGTCAAGGCCTTTATGACAGTGCGTTTTTTCAATCTGGTCGTGCCGCTGGCTCACAAGGCCACCGCTATGCGCATCACAGATACCACAGGCAGTTGCTTGGCTCGGTCTGGCGCAATTTCTCTGCTGATCGGTTATGACCTTCGGCAAAGCGATGTAGATAGCACGATATTTCGCTTCGGACTCTGATTATGCTTGGAACCAGAACTTCAACAATGGCAACCAGAATTACAACAACGTCAACAACAAATACAGAGCCCGTGCCGTCCGCAGATTGTTACGCGCCTTCGCATGCTTCCTTTTCCGACTTGGTGCAGGCTTATTTTGATTGCCGTCGCACCAAGCGCAATTCTTCCAATGCACTTGCATTCGAACAGTGCATGGAGCGCAATCTCGCTGAGCTTTATGACGAGTTGATTGGCTGGTCATATGACCCTAGTCGCTCTATCTGCTTCGTCATCACGCGTCCAAAGCCGCGCGAGGTATGGGCAGCAGAGTTCCGTGACCGTATCGTGCATCACCTTCTTTACAACCATATCTCGCCGCGCTTCTATAAGTCGTTCATTGCCGACAGTTGCGCGTGCATTCCAGAGCGCGGCACACTGTATGCTGCTCGCCGCTTGGAATCGAAGATACGTAGCGCTTCTGAAAACTGGTCAAAACCGGTTTGGTATTTGAAATGCGATCTCGCCAATTTCTTTGTCAGCATCGATAAACATATTGTTTGGGAACTGCTGGTCAAGAGGATTCCTGAGCCATGGTGGAAATGGCTTGCTCATACCGTACTGTTTCACGACCCACGAGAGAACTATGAATTCCGTGGCGCACCGTCGTCCATTGACTTGGTGCCTTCGCATAAGCGCCTGATGAATCAACAATCGCATCTTGGCTTACCAATCGGTAATCTATCATCGCAGTTCTTCGCCAATGTATACCTTGATGCATTGGATCAATTCATCAAGCACAGAATCGGTGCACGACATTACGTCCGCTACGTCGATGACTTCGTTCTACTGCATGAAGCGCCGCAATGGCTGAACAATGCTCTTGCCCAAATTAATGACTTCTTGCCGAGTCGATTGCATGCCCATTTGAATCCGCGCAAAACCATCCTGCAGCCTGTTGCCCGCGGCGTTGATTTTGTCGGCCATGTGATTAAGCCATGGCACACCAAAACACGTCGTCGCACGGTCAATGAGGCCGTAAAACGAATTCGAACTGCACATCCTTCTGATGTTCTGCAATCTGCCAATAGTTATTTTGGACTGCTTCGCCAGTCTTCGGCCAGCCATCTTGCCCGTGCACAGCTAGCGAAGGCAGCCCTGCTGCGTGGTCATACAGTAAATAAGCAATTCACAAAGACATACCGGAGAGCAGCATGACCACCCACACCTGCCACTGGCCCAACTGCGGAATGCATGTACCGCCCAAGATGTTCATGTGCCGGCGCCACTGGTTGATCTTGCCGGCCGATTTGCGTCAACGAATATGGACGAACTACCAGCCAGGCCAAGAGGTCACGAAGCGGCCATCGGCTGAATACATCGAGGCTGTGAAGGACGTGCAGCAGTTTATTGAACAGAGAAAGGCGAAAGCGGCATGAAAGACCTATTGGAAACAATTGCATGGATTTTGTTTTTCATTTTTTGCTTGGCCTTGATGTTTATTTTTAAAGGTGATCCATCGTTATGGGATGTTTGGCATAAGGCCGCTATGGGGATGTGCAAATGAAGGAACGTCAAATACTTTTCAGTGCGCCGATGGTGCGCGCCCTACTTGATGGCAGCAAGACGCAGACGCGGCGCATCGTGAAATGGCAAGGAAGAAAAGGATTTCCGCATTATTTTAATCGTGCGTTTATTGATAATCCTGCAGGCGTTCAAAGGTTATGCGTGCCGTTTCACCATCCAGATGATTTAAGCACATTGGAAGGTGACCCAGCCGTCAGACATTATTGCCCGCAAGGTGATCCAGGCGATCGGCTTTGGGTACGCGAAACCATCGAACTGCGAACGATGCAGGGAAACAGCTTCCCATCGCCTGTTTATTCTGCAGACGGCGCGCATGTGATGGATGGCGAGAAGAAAGCCAGTAACCACGAATTCATGCGGCGGCGCGTTCGTCCATCCATTCACATGCCGCGCTGGGCGAGCCGCATCACGCTTGAAATCACAGACGTGCGCGTCGAACGCTTGCAGGACATCAGCGAAGAAGATGCCAAGGCTGAAGGTATTGAGCAAATTGGATGCAATTGGCGCAATTATCTTGATGGTGCAGATTCAATGACTTCGCCAATACACAGCTATAGAACGTTGTGGGAATCAATCAACGGCGCTGGATCGTGGGATGCAAACCCATGGGTGTGGTGCATCACGTTTCGGAGGCTCCCATGACAGACCAAAAAACAATAAATGACATCATTGAGCACTTCGACCGATCAGGTAAGCGGGAATGGGCTGATTGTGTGCGGGGGATGATGGTTCAGAAAGATGAATTGATAACATTCATTGATTACGCACGAACAGACCATAAAGGCACTAAGTTTGCATGTGTGGAA